CTATTTTTAATGGTGTGAAATCTGCCAGTACCACCAATTTTATCGTTAACCTTCCTAGAAAGTGACATAACAAAATCCGCAATCATAAGTTTATTATAAGATTCGGATACTTTGCCGCCTTCAATAATATCATCTTCTAAAGCAGAACGATTGGCTTGCGATGCACTCCAACATGGTATGTCATATAGTCCAGCAATTCCACGTAAATCTTCATAAATATCGTTCAATTCCAATCGTTTATCTCCAGCCTTAGATGGTTTAATCAAATCAGCATAATCTATTATTATTAGATCTGGTTTTTTTCCTTGACTTATACATTTTTCAATGTGAGAACCTATCGTTGTAACACTTGCAGTCTTGGTTGGATAATATTTTAATATCAATTCACCTTTCAAACTATCTATAGACTGCTTGATTTTTTCTTGAGCATGTTCTTCATTTAAATTTTGAAATGCTATTTTCGTATAGAATGCATCAAATCTACGTGCTACATAATACTGATTTAATTCTAAGGTATAATAAATAACTGTTTTTCCAGCCTTAACAGCATTCGCTGCTATACTTACCAATGCCCAACTCTTACCTATGCCTGCTGGAGCAACAATGATTCCTAATTCTCCTCCAGCTAAACCACCATTCATTACGTCATCTATAACATTCCATCCAGTAGAGATACAGTCACGTGAGCCTTCTGCATATCGAGCTGCAATATCTATTTTATATTCATGCCCAATATCCTTATCAGCTCCCGCTTTCATTGCAGTATCTATTTTCTTTTTTATTAAATCAAAATTACCTGACTTTAATAAATCAACCGAATCTAAAATAGCACCTTTCATCTTTTGATTTTTACAGAACTGTAGTACTGTTGCTTTAATATACTCTAAATCACTTGAATTTTTATGAGTTTTTACGTCAGCCACTACTTTTGCAACTGATGCCTTTAGTACGGCATCATCTATTGAAACCACCTCGGATTTCAATACTTCAGATGTTGGTGTATCTTTGTATTTATTATAGTAGGATATTATTTTTTCTACTAACCAAGTATTTGCTTGTGACTCGAAATAATGAGGTTCAATTATGTCAGATACTTGTTGTAAAAATGCTTTATCAGATAGGAGGGTTATAATTACTTTTGTTTGAAATACATGACCATAATCTGCTAAATTATCTTGCATGTTTATTCCTGAGCAAGTTTAGTGTTGTAAAATTTTTCTTTATCCAATTATCCCAATTGGGTATGATTGAATGTAATTTATCTTGTATGTATAATTTATTCAATTCACCAGACTTTATACCTTCAATTTCACCATCAACTAAGTTTCTTATATTTGACTTGTGTGATTGTGATATATCAACCTCATGTAATTGCATTATTGCATGATTTCTTTCGAGTATTTTTATATTGTCTTTTAAATAGTTTATTGATTTAGATTTTCCATCGTATAATTTACAAAATTCCGAGAACATTTCCAAATCAATTTTTCTTTTTTCGGATAACATTGGAAAATTTTTTTCAATTGTTTTTGGTCCTATACCCTTTATGCCTTCTATATTGTCACTCTTATCACCCAATAATGACTTGTATATGATAAAATTCTCACACCAAATTCCTATTTCATCGAATAAAGAATCGGGTGTATACATTTTTTTCTTTGATGGTGAATATACATTTACACGATCAGAAACTAATTGTAAAAAATCTTTATCACTAGATAAGATGACAACTTTATGCTTGAAATAGGAGGATAGGTAGGCAATAACATCGTCGGCTTCTATTTGATCAATAGATATTGTTGTTATTGGTAGATTTTGTAAATATGAGTATACTCGAAACAATTGATGTCTTATAGACATATTTTCATTCTCTATACCATCAAAACCAACTATTCTATTTAGTCGAGTATTTATTGCCCGCCTTTCCTTGTAATTTGAGTATATCTGTCTTCTTCTGTATGACCCACCTTTCCCATCGAATACAATTACAACTCGTGTGGGTTCTACCATACGAATAGTTGCAGCTAATGATAATAAAAATCCAGACAAACCACCTACATGTATTCCTTCTTCGTTTAAAGTTGGGATGGCAGAGAATGTTCGTATAAACATATTCGTACCATCCACTATTAAAACTTTATCGTCACGACTAAGTAACTCTTGGTTATGTCTTTCTGATTCTATCTCATTTAATATTTTTGCATATCTATTCTTCATACATCATCAAATGGTATTTCATCAGAAATAATTACATCATCAATTCTAGGAGTGTCTAACTGTTGATATTTCATAATAACCTTATCAGCAATTTCATCATAAATCATTTCTTTGTTTTCAGGAACATTAATTAATTTTTCAACAAATTCTTTTGATTGAAATTTAATAACCTCTCCACTTTTTTTATTTGTCCATGAATACCAAGCACCCGCTTGATCAACTAACTTATAGTCTTTCATAGTTGTTAGCCAACTACTATAGTCATCAATTCCTGAATCAAAGTATACTTCATATTCACATTCACGGAGTGGTGGACCTACACGATTTTTAACTAATTTTGCTTTAACACGTGAACCTACAATTTGATCATGACCATCTACTTTTACTTTTATAGCACCGATGGAAGACAATCTAATTCTAACAGAAGCATGGAATGGTATACCCTTTCCACCGGGTGTTGTCCATGGATCTGAAAAGGCTGGTGCGTTTAATTTTTGACGAAGTTGATTTGTAATAATCAAGCAGATTCTTTCTCTACCAATAAGATTAGTTATTTTACGCATTGCCTTTGAAATGATAAGTGCTTTTGCAGTAGCATAACCGTCCTTATCAAAATCAGCAGACATTTCTGTTTTTGTCGATGCACCCGCAATTGAGTCGACTACAATAGTAACCAATCTATTTTTATCAGATGATCTAATTTTATCTATAATTACATCAATTGTTTCAAAAATATCTTCAACTGTTTCTAATGGGATATACAACATCTGTTTCAAATCTAATCCAATAGCAGTTAAGTATTCCGTGGATAAAGCATTTTCAGTATCAATGTATACTGCAAATCCACCTTTCTTTTGGGTGTTCAATAACACGTGTGAAGCTAACAGAGACTTACCCGATTGTTCTAATCCTGTTATTTCACATACTCTACCTACTGGAAATCCACCATCTTTTCTATTTGAAATCGCAAGATCCAATATAGTGGATCCGCTACCAATCCATTCCTTAACAATAGTTGGTGCATCGGTGTCACCTTCTAAAAAGTACGCTGTTTTTAAATTCTGTTCTTTGAATTGTTTATTTATAGTAGTAGCTATCAAACTACCTAATTCATCAGACAGTTCGTTTTTCGTTTTTGCCATTTTTTACCTCTGATTAAAAAAGATCCTCAAAAACCGCATCAATATCACCATTAGCTGGTCTGTCTCTTTTTGGTTCGGATGGTTCTTCTGTCTTTGTTTGTTTTGTATAATTCAAATCTTCAGTATCATCGGATTGACCCAAGTAAGTTTGAAGATGTGTTTTCAATTCATCATAAGATGGTTCAGGATATAATTCTGTGATGTTTGGGTGTTGTTTGATTTTTTCAGTAACGTCTGGATTTGATGAAACCGCGGAAGGGTTTGGTTTGATTCTGATGGTAGTTTCAGCATACTCACGTCCAGTTTCTTCGGGAGATTTTACAGTTACAACGATGTCACGTCCTGTTTGTACGTCTGATAAATCACCGTAATCATCATCTGCAAAGTATCCCAAAAGTTCTTCATACAATTGTTTTCCAAATCCCCAAAATTTAACACCCTCACTCTCTGAGCCACGGATAATTACAGGTACATATGTTCTCATTTTTGGTTCTAATTTTCTACCCATGACCCAATCATTTTTATCGCCTGTTTGTTTCATTTTCTCTGCGAAGTTTACAATAGGGTCAGGTCTGCCGAAAGAGATAGGTGATAGAATTGATCTTTTACCTAATTTATAATGGAAATACAATTCAATAAACGGTGCATTTTCTGCTTTGTGTAGGTATGGAACGATACGAATTTGGTGTTCACCTGGTTCAGGTCTCCAAATGTGTGATGTTCTGTTGTTGGTATTTTTAAGAGAATTTAAGCGATTCTTAATCGCGTCCAAGTTGATACTCATAGTGAGTCTCCTTATAATAATTAATGATTATTGTTGAACGATTGATGTTCAATGCACAAATTGTTTTACTAATATACTAAATTAATACTTAATATGCAAATTTTATTTTATTTTTTTTTTTTAATTTGGTCTGAATTTTTTTTGTAATATGACGGTTCTTATCATTTCACGTATCTTTTTTTTCAATTTTCTTTTATGAAAACTGTCATGTAAAGATTCTTTTTTAGGTTCTTCGTCATCCTTTTCTGTTTTTTCTACATCATCCTTTTTTTCCGTCTCATCATCTTTTGATGTGTCTGGTAATTCCATGTGTCTATCTAAATCAGCTATTACTTTTGACTTTGCAATTAATGATGTTTTTTCTAATGCATCAAACACGCCGTCTAAAATTTCAGTATCTTCTTCAGTTAATTTATTTTTTATGTACAGACTTATTTTTCTAATAAGTTTATTAACGTCAGATTCTCTCTGACCACGTTCTTCTTCGGAAAAAGAAGTGGTTAATACTTTATTTAAAGATCTGTAGAGAAGCTTTAAAGTCTCATCCCCATAT